CCGTAAGCCATAAATAAAGAAGTATCTTAATATATTCTAAACGCAGTCTGCCCTAATGTCTCTGGTTTTGCCAAATTAAATTGCTGTAGACAAAGATAACCAAAAGCATCAAAAGCATGATCCACACCCAAATTTTTATTAGGTAGACCTGTATTGGGAGCATATGTAAGTGTTCTAAGTGCTTTTATTAATTCTTTACATCTTGGATGAATAAAAGTTCTTCGATCTCCATTTGCATCCAATAAAGCAGTATTAACAGAAGTGATCTTATCCCTGATCTTCCAGGGAGATTTAGGACTTAAAACAGTAAAACCATTTCTTCTAAGAATTGTATGGTCAGTAACACCAACTCCACTGGTTTTTCTAGCACTACCCGTAGGATCAGGACAAGCAATAACTCTTCGATCCACTCCATACCTTCTAACAACTTCTTCAGCAAAATCCCATGTGGTAGCACCTCCTGTTAGCATGATTTCATCAAATACATATAGGTTATTGTCATGCTTATATGCACAAATTCCTGCCATGGGGTCTACGTTAAAGTCCAATCCTATTAACAAAGGAAGCATATGTAGATCTGCCACTTCCTTATCAATATTCTCATCCCCAAAACTAACAGCAACCAATCCAGTAAGATTCTCAAAACTAGCTTCAAATTCCTGTCGAAATGTTCTCGCATCTAACTGGCCTCTAGCTGCTTCAACTTCCTCTTCCTTTACATTACCCCCTTCTATCGTAGTAAAACTCCATCTCTGCCAATCATCCCATTCCTGCTCCCCACAATAACACCACATATCATAAAACCAACTAGCAGTACCATCAGGAGTAGAAATAAATAAAGCCCATCCCTGTTTATCTGCCAACGCAGGTCTAATAACTTCAGCCCATACATCTCTATCCATAAATGCTGCCTCATCCAGCACAACACCAGCTAAACTTCTACCTCTCAATGCCATAGCATTTTCTGTTCCCTTCAACTCAATACTTGACCCATTTATCAAATCTAACCTTAAATCAGTCTCATTCTTTGCTTTAACCCATACCTTTGGCACTAATTTTTTCAATTCCTTCCATGCAATATCTTTCGCCATGCGATAAGTAGGAGCACAATAAAAATAAACTTCTCCTGGTCTGTTAATAGCTCCTCTGAGCAACTCGATACAGGATAAATATGATTTCCCAAACCTTCGCCCTGCAACCAACACCCGAAATCTTTTATCACAATTAAATACCTCCCCTTGTGCATATCTTAAACTTATATCATTTGCATTTTTAACTGCCATAAACAATAAAATAACAGAATTTTCAACTAATACCCCCTATTTATAGCTCATTCCACCTTTTTTAGGTTATTATTTCATTAAATACTTCAAGTAAGTCCGTGGCTTCTTCTACTTTTCCTACAGATCAAACAATACAACAACCTAAAAGAAATATTAGATTTCGTGCTCGTTCTTCCGCACAACAAGTTCAAGAAAGATCACAACGTCTATATACCCGTCAGCTAGAAGGTAAAACAACTCGTGCCCTAGTCCTAGAACACGCTAAAATTGAATCCATCTCTGAAGTAACCGCATGGCAAGATTGGAAAAAAGTTAAAGAATGGAATAAAGAAGATTGGGAAAAAGATAGAGAAACTATGCTCCCACGCCTTCAAGCAATGAGAATCCGCCTCTTTAACAAAGCAGTCAAAAAAGGTCAGCTTCAAACAGCAGCTCAAATCCTCGACTCACTAGGCAAAGTAATAGGCGAATCCGTAGAAACTGTAAACATTCAAGCTCCTGAACTCGCTATTCGCATAGAACCAAAAAATTAATCAATATATATTTAAGTTCCTCACGCACATAAAAATAAAAAAATATTTTGCAACTAGCCCCCTAGCTACAAAATAAATTTTAATTCTAAGCTATGTGTAATCGGTTCTAATAGCTTTAATTTTCTAACCAGTACTTAAGATTATTATATAATTCTTGCTCTTTAGGATCTCTAATAAGTGGGTATCTGTTTAACCCTTTTCTAACTGACATCCATTTTTCAATTTCTTTAATTTTTTCTTTAACTAATTTTTCAACTGCATTTTCAGCAAGTTTAAAATTATCAATTTGTTTGATAGTTTCTTTTGTTAGTTCCATAGTAAGATTTTATTAATTAATAATATATTAATTCATAATGATATATAAATACGTTTATGTTAAGTTATTGTAATATAATATATAAATATGTTTATACTTTGCTATTATTTAATCAAGTTTATTAGTTTCTATTGCTTTTAAATTATCCCATAGTAGGTAACAACAAAAAGAGACACAAACACACTCGAAACAAGTTGTAAGACTATTACAAACGATTTAATAGCGATATTGGAAGCAATAAACCTTAACACAAACAAATTAACTTAAAATCAAATCTTACAAACAAATGGAAACAAACTACACAAACATCAAACACTTTAAATTTAATAGTGTCCACAGTTCAACTATTACAACGGTTGGAGAATCTGACTTAATATCATTTGAAATTATGGAAGATCAATATAATGGAATAGAATTAACAATGGATAAAAACTATTTTATTAAATCCATTTATCCTTTTTTATCAGAATTAAACGATAAGGAGAAAGAAGTATTTAAAAACTGGTTAGGAGAATAAAAAAATGAAATTTATATTATTGCCTTACATAGTTTTAATAATTTTATTATGACTACTTTGATTGTTTGGGGTTGTATAACAACCCTTTTATATATCTTTTTAAAAAACACTATTAACACTTTTTAACTATGCCTATTCCAGTTATTCAAGGTTTGACAAATCAAGAAAAAACCTTTTATTTATCTTTTAGAAAAAAGTTACTAGAGGATAAGAAACAATATCAACAAGATATTAAACGTGGAGAAACTCAATATAAAAAGAGTCTTACTGCATGTAATAAAAATTTAAAATTACTTGATGATGTTATTTTATTTCAAAAGAGCGAATCAGAATTAAAAAAATAGATTAATTTATCCTTTTAGCTTATCTAATTAATTTAGGTAAGTTAAAAAGATAAATTTCATAATTTATCTAAATAAAAAATCTTACATTTTATTGTTATGACAATTAAAAAAGAAACTTTTTTTGAAAGTATAGACAGATATGCTTTTGATTTTAATATGTGTAAACCATCTAAGGGTTATGCACAATTAGACACAAGTGAAGATGCTAGTTACTATGGTAATTGGGTAAATTTTAGAGATTATAAGATAGTTAGCTATTGTGAAGGAGATATAACAGTTGAAACTTGTGATAATAAAGAAGAATTTAAAGAGTTATTGAAAAAAACTGTAGATTTTTATAAGTTTAAAACTGAAACTTTTAAAGGTATAGATTTAATGTGTGATGAGAAAATAGAGGAAGATTTTAATAAATTAGGGTTAGATAGAAATTATTATCTTTATAAATCATATTGTGAGGTCTAATAAAATGAATATATCAAAAATAATTTTTAAACAAGGTAAAAAAACTTTTGAAATAAATAAAAGTTTTTATTATAAATATGAGACTAAATATCTAGGTAAAAATTTAATTTATCAAAAAAGATATAAGAGATATTATTCACATTATGAAACTAATTTAAAAGATGGTTTAAAGCCTGATTATATGAATAATAAAACAGTTTATGACTTATTAACTAGACATACAAATAATTATAGTTATGAATGTTTTAATCATAAGAATGAATTAATTAATAAAGATTTTAATTTTTATAAACATATAACGATTAAAAATATGAGATTGAATCAGAATATAAAAGATTTAAGTTTAGCGGATCAACTAGCCAATGAGTTAAGTATGGAGTTATTAATAAAATGAAAAAAGAAAGTATTTTTTTTAAAACTAAAATTAAAGGTTATTTAATCAAAAGTAAATATTTAGCTAGTACTGATACCTTAAAGGCGAGAGCTAAGGTTTATTTAAAAAGGGATAATAATACTACATGGTCAAAGACTATTGAATGGGATTATGATTTGGACGCAGTAGATAATTATTATTTAGCGTGTATTGGATTAATAAGAGAATGGCCATTTAATGAACATAATAAAGACATGGAAGTATTGGCAATAGGTTATGAAAATAATAATTATTATTTTATAGTTCAGTCAAAAGTCTTTTAATTAAGACTCTTTTTTTTATTTATAGATATTTTTCTAACTATTGACAAATATATACAATAATATGATATAATTTTATTAGTTTATACAAATCTTACAATGAATGAACTAGAAAAGCCTATTAAAGGCCAAAATTCGAAACCCATGAATGAATCTACTTTTCAATCAATCATGGGAGAATATTTAATTGATTGTACAGAATACTATGAAAATCAAAGTATTCGCAGAGCATACTTATTGAATGATGAAAAGGGATTAAGAAAAATTTTAGAGAATGAGTATTAATTATGAATAAACAAATAAAAGAAGAAACTTATTCCAAAATTTTTGATGCTGCTACTAATCTTCTTGTATGGAATAGTTCACTGCCTGAAACTGTAGGCAATTTAGATATACGACTAAACAAAAAAGACATTAAAAAACTTCAGAATATTGTTTGGTATATATCACATTCAAAATTATGGAAATAACTATGAATTATAAAGTTACTTACGCAATAGATTCACTTGATACAAAGCCAGTTATCAAGACTTTTGAATCTGAATATGAAGCTGAAGAATGGCTACATTATGAAGTTCAAAGAAGAATAGATTTTTGTGTTCAGCATAATCCGTTTTTAGTTGATCAAAGAGAATTAGATTTAATGATTGAACAAGAATATTCACTTGTAAGGATAGAAAAATTATGAAATATCT